CAGGGTACACCGACTTAAAGGATTGGGAAATTCTATCGTCCCGCAAATCGCGGAAGAAATCGGTAGAGCAATCATAAAAGCTGAGAAAAAAGGAGGACATTATGAATAAATGGAGAGAGAAACTTTCTGTATGGTCATTGTATCATAGAGAGTATATTATAGGGTTTGTCGCTGGTTTTATCATTGGCGCATTGGTACTTTAGAATGAATCTAAAGTGGAATAAACTATATAACTACCCAAAGACCGTAAGGTCTTCTATTGATGGAGTACGTAAATATGATGTTGATGACGAGAAATTACCAAGTGTTACAACGATATTACAGGCGACTCAAGACGCTGAAAAAGTTGAGAGCCTCAAGAGGTGGATTGAAAAGGTTGGTGAAACTGAGGCGGAAAGAATCAAGAACACAGCTGCCAAGCGTGGCACAGCTATGCACTCGTATCTGGAGGCGTATCTACAAGGCGGTAAGATCCTTGATTTGAGAGACGTGGGGCGTGAAGCTAGTAGCATGGGTGATATGATTATTGAAAAAGGTTTTCCTGACTTGGAGGAAGTGTGGGGTGTTGAATGCACATTACATTATCCAGGTTTATATGCAGGTCAGACAGATCTTTGTGGAATTTATCAAGGGCGCGAAAGTATAATAGACTTCAAGCAATCCAACAAGCCTAAAAAAGCTGAATGGATAGATGATTATAAGTTACAACTTGTTGCATACGCTATGGCTCATGACCAAGTTTATGGAACGAGCATCGAGCAAGGAGTTATATTGATGTGTACACCAGATAATTTCTTTCAGAGGTTTCTAGTAAATGGCAGCGAGTTTCGAGAGTGGAAATGGGAGTGGCTAAAAAAGATTGACCAATACTATGGTAAAAAAATTACTAACGAGGGTGTTTAAACACCCCCGTAAGTTGCAACTTACTAACAAGACTCGGCGTAATCTTGTAATTGTTCCCTAGTCATAAAGTCAGTTTCCCAATCTATATGATCGCCTTCTTTCCAATAAGTTTTATCCTTTGAGTAATTTTTTCCTTTAAACTCAAAAGAATCAGTGTCATTGACTAGATAAATAAAAGACTCTTTTCCATCTTCACCATTGTATTTGTCCTCACAATGTTGTTTTGAATCAGGAATGTAATCTTTCCAAGTTAGACCTTTGTGAGCTTCTTCATTTTGAAATATCTCTTGTTGATATTTAGCTCCGATTTCTATAAAGACATCTTGTTCTTTTTTAGGTATGTCTTTAAAAACCTTTTTGTCTAATATCTTTAACATCGTTCCTCCTTTCTATGAACTTTTAAATAATTCATACTGGGACTATATAGGATAATGTAAGATAAGTCAAGGAACAAATTGTCGCACCTATATGTTGTGTCAATCACTTTTTAGTTGAAAATTAAATTGTGGTAAAATTACAACACTGCGACATAAGTATACAGATTAAGGCAACAATGTGGCAAAATCATAAAATTGCCATAATTTTTTAAAATAAAAATGTGGAAGATTGTGCCAAAAATCCCCATAAAACGAAAATTAAAAAAATTTTTTTGTTAATTTTACGAAATTTAGAGGCAAAAATGTGGAAAACGTTGTCAAAAATCCCCATAAAACGAATTTTTTTTTCAAAAATGTGGAAAATGTGGAAAGTCAAAATGACTAGAACTGTTGATATACAAGGAAAGTAGACGATTTCCACATTTCCACACTTTTCAAAATGTTTTTGGTCGTGTAAGTCTTCAAAAATATTTTAGGTCTTTATTTGTGGAAAAAAGTCAAAAATCAATTATTAGCGTTGATATACAACAAAAGTAGCTTCCACATTTTTGAAAACAAAAATGTGGAAAATGTAGAAAGGCGCAATTACCAACGTTTTTTTAACTTTAAAAATGTGGAAGAAATGTGTAGTAGGAAAATTAACATATGACAGAAAAAGATTTTTGGGATAAATTCCATAAGAAACACAATCCAGAGTATTATGCCAAGAAAAAAACCAAAAAAGAAAAAACCTCAAAAAAGAAAAAGAGTTATCGAAACCCTACAAGTGAGAGATATCCCATATTCAAAGTATCGGATTGAATGGATTGATTGCGTAAGCGATAGTGGTTGGGCATCAGAAAAAGAATTTGATAAAATGAAGTTAGCTGCACCGGTTAACGAAGGTTGGGTATATGAACGAAATAAAAAACACATTAAAATTTTTGCTAGTTACGACAAAGAAGATGATGGTACTTTAACCTTTGGTGATAGAACAATGATACCTACACCCTGGATTACAAAAATAACTAAACTTAATTAAGTTTTTTTAATTTTGGCAACCTTGATTCTTTAACATCTTTTTTAATTTTTTTTGTCATATCTTTCATTTCAACACCCTCAAGAATAGGTGAGTATTGATCTATAATATCTTTCATCCTCGTCTCTAGCTCCTCCGCACTCAAATCATCTATCTTACCGGTTCTAATTATTTTCTGTTCAACATATAATCCAGCAGCTTTACCTCTTGCTACTTCTGCATTGGTTGCAGCAGAAAAAGCACCTTTCTTTAATGCGTTCTCTCGTATTTTTGCAAGTTCTGTAATATGTCTTTCAAAAGTAACAGCATATTTTTTTTGATTTTCTTCTCGAAGTTCACCGATATACTTAACAACTAAAGGGTATTTTTTGGGGTTTTGTAATTCATAAGCTCTAATTCTTGCAGCTTCACCATACCCTGCTTCTTTGGCACATTCTGTACCATTCATTCTACCTTCATTGGCTACAACTAATTGAGCAAATTTAATTTGTTTTTCTGTTAATCTTTTTGGTACTCCCATAATATTAAAATAAAGGTTTGACTTTAGATCTTATAAAATTATTTAACCTAAAATTACTCGCATAGACACCTTCAAAGCCCCCTTTCTGTTAAAAACGTTCAATATTGACTTTTAAAGTAATTTAAGGTACATGTCAACCCATGATTGATGCAAAGTTAATACGTCAAGTATTAGATAAGTTTTTGAAAGCAGAAAATGTTAAAACCGCAAGAATGCAAGTTAGAACTCTTGATGGTGTTTATCACGATATTAAGTCTGTTAAGTTATTGGAAAATAAAATTATTGGTTCAAGAGAAACACATAGAATAGTAATAGAAGTTATACCTGAGAAAGCTCCTATGGGTAAAGTTATTAAAGATCATGGTGGAATTATTCTTTAATGAGTGACTTAAAAACAATTTCTTTATTTGACACATTAATTTATCAAGCAGAAATACCAGAATATTTAAGTAATAAAGATTTTATGTCTGTTTGTAATGAACATACAGAAAAAGCCATAAAAAATACACAACAAAAAATTAAAGAAAGACAGAAAAAATATAACGCAGCAATCAAGGACCATGGTTTGTCTTATCATTCAGAATCAAAATTGTATGAAGACGACAGATTTTATAATTTTGAATTGTTAATTAGAAATACTGCTCGTAATATTTTAACAGATCAAGGTTTTGATTTATCTAATCACACACTAGATTATACTGAAATGTGGATACAAAAGTTTGCTTATGATGGTGGTGGTCATCAAGACACTCACATTCATTGGGACAATCATATATCCGGTTTTTATTTTATTGAGTGTTCTGATAGGACATCTAAACCAATCTTTCACGACCCTCGTTCAGGTCGCATGATGCTCAATCTTCCAATTAAAAACCATTCTAAACTGTGTCCTGCTATGGAAAGACAAATTATAAAAGTTAAACCTGGAAGTTTGTTGTTGTTTAATTCTTGGTTACCTCATCAATTTAGTGTTGATGATGGTCTTGATCCTTTTAGATTTATTCATTTTAATATACAAGCAAGATCAAATAGTGAAAGACGAAAGTAAATTTTGGCAATATGTCAAAAAGAATACACCCAATATTAAATGGACACGAATTGAAAATTCTGCTGCACTCGGCACTCCTGATCTTTTAGGGTATTTAAATGATAGTTTCTTTACCATAGAGCTTAAAGTTGTAAAATCTGGTAATAAGGTGCGTTTATCACCTCATCAGATATCTTTTCACATAAGACACCCTAAAAACACATTTATATTGGTTAAAGATGTTAAGAATAAAAGATTTTGTATGTATTTAGGTAGTCAGATATACGAACTTGTTGAAAATGGACTTAAAACTAAACCTATAACTGAAGATTTTAAGACTTATTTAGAAAAGTTAATCTGATTTATTTTCTAATTTAGCCAAAATCTCGTGTATTCTTTCAATCGATTTTTGTAATTGTTCAACTTTATCTTGAAGATTTTTTATTTTTTGCCTTTCGTAGTATTCTGCTTTGTTCTTACTATCTCTATAATCGTGTCCATCGTCTCTTTGTGTCATTCACAATCCTTACAATAATTCTCAAATACAGTATAATCAGGTCTTAATGGTGTTAAACATTTAAAACAATAACCTTTCATATTTCTATTTTCGTTATTAATCTTATGTGTAACACCAAAATGGTCCCTTAAATCTTTTACTTTCCATTTCTTAAACTCGTTGAAATGGTGTGGTTCCACCATTTTCAACAAGTCTTCTTTCTCTAGTAGTCTAGCTTTCATTTCTTTATACATTGATATTCTTCTTTTTCTGTTTTATTATTTATCAACTTATAATTTAAAGAATTATCTTCATATAACTCTTTTATGTATGTGAACACATCTTCTCCACTTGGTTTATAAGTGTCAAAATCTAGTTCAATTTCTACTTTATAACTCATCTTTCTTCCTTTCATTTAATTATTTTCCTCTTTATAACCTTCTCTAGCTCTTTCTAAATGTGTTTCAAAATCCCAATTATATTCATTTTTATTTTGATCACAAAAATGCATTAAAGCAATTAAAACATCTGTCACATTATAGTATTTTTTTTCGTCTGTTTCATCACCATTTAAGCCAAGTAGTTTTTTTATTTTACTTACATCTTGTTCAATAGTTTCCATCATCTTTCTTCCTTTCTATGTTATTTCTACTCCAACTTTCTTCTCAATACCTTTAAGAGTCTTACCAATATCGGTATTATCTTTAAGATTTTGATATTTTTTTATTTGTTCTTCTAAGTAATTTTTTATTATTACCTTTGAACTTATTGCAATATCTTTGTTGGTATCAACATAAGATAGAACATCTTTTAAAGCATATACTGACCCACTCCAAGTTGAGTTAAGTTGTACATCTTGTGTTTGTTTTATCATTTTTTCAAAGTCAATCATTTACATTCCTCCTTTCTATTTGCTTTCATATAACCCCCATTGTTGCCCATTGATGTAAAGCGAACATTATTACAGAAACAGTTCCTATAATAAATGTTAACCCAAATATTATTATCCATTTAAGATCTTTCATTTTCCCTCCTCAATTATTCTCACATTAGTTGGACAATCAACACCATCCATAACTTCTTTGTATAAGTGTCTGTAAGCCGTATAATGAGATGGAATATAATAAATTCTTTCATCATTATAACCCTCAACATTATAATCGTAACTATCATAGAAATATTGACTAGTTACACCAATTGCAATTTTACCACCTCTTGAACACTCTTTAATCTTTTTAACCATCTTTAAATCGTGTTCATCTTGAGTAGGTCTATTTTTTCTTACTGACTTGTAACCTATCAAATAAAGTCTTCTTTTTTCTTTGTTTGTTAATTTACTCATTTTTTCTCCTCAACATTAGTGTCTGTTGATAAAATAATTGGATCTTCATTTTTTTTATCTTCAAACATATTTATAGCATCTTCTTCGTTTTTTGCTTTGACGATCACCTCTTCTTTTATTGTTTCTATTCTTGTTACTTTATATGTTTTCATTTTTTCTCCTCTCCTATTAAGATTGTATTAGAATTATCTAACTCCATCATCACACTTTCAACAAAATTTTCTTTTGTATTGTGTTCTTTTTTTTCAAAAATGTAATATTTTAAACACTCTTCAACTACTTCTTTTATTCTTTCTCTTGTATACATTTTTTCTCCTTTTCATATTTTACAATATTAGATAAAATCTCCACTACTCGATCTTCAGTTATTTTATCACTTTGTAATTGTCCAACAAAATCTTCTAAATCTTCCAAAAGACTTGTTTGTGGTTCTCTCTCCTCATAGTCTTTTACAAATTCTTTACTTAATTCGTAAAGTTCTTTAAGGTCTTTTTCTTTTGGCTCTTCTCCTTTGTCATAACTTTCATAAACATCATTAGCAACCGAATGAAAGCCAACTCCTATTTTTTCTTTTGTCATTTTTTATCCTTTCTGTTTTTTCTATCATTTATAGTCCTATAAATTATATTATCAAGCATTATTTTTGAAACACTACCTGGAGTTGTATCCGTGAGCTTGGACACAACATATAGTATTTTTTCATACTACCTCAAAACCTTGTTTTCCTAATCCATGAACAATTTGTTCATATAAAGGTTTTGCAAGTATATGTTCGTAACTATCATTTGGGCTTTCTTTCCATCTTACCCAAAAGAAATTACCCTCCTTACAATAGTTTATTTTGTCCTTGCTTATTTTTTCCATTTTTCCTCCTTTCTAAAATACAAAATGAGCATATTTTTTAAGTTCTTTGATTTGTAAAGCATTAAAAAAATCTTTCATATTTTCAGCTTTTGTAAAAAAATCAAAGTCTTCCAACATTTTCTTTTTGTGTGTTTCTTGTTCAAAACAATCTCTATATCGATTATAAAAGACTCCATCATCTCCAAGTACATCTGACATATATTGACCCAATAAATAAGTCGTGTCATTTATACCCCATTTTTGATAAAGTTTTTTAAGTCTTGGATTTTTAATACCCTCTATTAAATCCAATCTATAGTTTTTGTCGTATATGTTTTCTTTTTCCATTTTTCCTCCTTTTAATTATATCTATAAACACTCATTGACTCTAATACTCCATGAATGTCGTGTTTTTGTCCCACAGAAAGATCTTTAATTTCTTTGATATCTTCATCAAAAAAACCATTATCTTCTGAAATGTCTTTTTCAGTTACATGTTGAATTGATGGTTTTCCATCTTCATTCGACACATAACCACACCAAAAAACAAAACTATATTTTTTCATTTTCCCTCTTTTCATTAATTGTTAGTTTTACACCTTTGTTAAAATCAACATTCCAAATTCTTTCATATATTTGGTAGTTGATTATACTATTTAATTGTTTTTCTGTTTCCTCTTTATTAGCCAAACAATCAAATTCTATTTTAACTTTTAACTTTTTCATTTTATTTCTTTCCCATTTTCAAAATAGTATTTTGCATTCTTTTTAATACTATCTTGAATTGTTTTATATTTATTAACCACATTTTCATCACACAACCAACACAACGACAATTTAATTAAATCCTTGTGTCTTAATTGTTCTTTAATGTAATTAATAAGTTTTTTTTCTGATTTAATTGCACTTTCCCACACACCACAATTGAAGTGATCTTGTTCGTGGTTTTCATAAGTTGCAATTACATCAACTCTTAAATTATTAACAAACATTTTTTCTTCTCCTTTTTGTTTCTGATCTCATCAGTTGAGGAATAACCTCAAGACACCCTCTGGTTGAGGGTGTTTCGATCTTTAATTATGTTCTCTAAAATCTGGAGCAATAATTCCATATCCTCCCCAGTCTTTGTGTATTGGCTTATCTTTGCTAAAATCTTCAAAGAATTTCAACGCATAACCTCTAGCATCTCCATTAAAAAACATATTAAAAGTATTAGTGTTTAATATTTTAGCAACTTTAGAAAGTATCTTTTCACTCTCTTTTTCAATGTCGCCTTGAAAGTCTCCATTGCAATAGTCAGTTGCTAATTTGTGTGCCTTGTTTTCTAATCTAAATAATTGTTTACAAAGTTTAATACTATCAATATCAAGATTAAAAATGGTTTTTAAATTATCACCATGTTTTTTTATTCTTTGTGTCATTATATATTTATCTATTGTCTTCATTGTTTTTATCCTTTTGTTAATACATAAATCTTATAAAATCCCATATATAAGTCAAGCGTTATGTACTCTAAAAAATAAACTTTTTTTGACCTATTTTATAGTTCTATTTATTCAATTAAAACGAGCATTATTCTAGTTTATATTGGTTCTAATTTACAAAGTTATTGAAAGTCATTTACTTGCAAAATACAACTTCTCGAAGATGCTCAAAAGTTCCTCGCCTCTCGCTTCTTGCAACTGGTAGTTGTACTCCAGGAGGTGTGATATTTATGCAACAGTGTTGCCTGGAAGTCACAGTATTCGAGAGACGAGAAACTAGAGACTAGTTTAGAATGGTTCTAAAAAAGATTAATTGACTTTACTTGTAGGAGATTGTAGGATTTAAAAAAGGAGAAAAAAATGATAAATACAAGCATAGATAATAAAGTTTTAAAAATTTCTTATTATTTAAATGAAGAAACATTTACAATTAATATGTATGATTTTTTAGCTGAAAATAGTGATGGGTTATTAAATCAAGAAAAAAACAACATTAAAAAATTAAATGTCGGTGATGTCACAAAATTAGGCGTTCATGCTGATACCTGCTTTATAAAAAGAATTAAATAATAAATAATCTTTAGAACTCCCTCGACCCTCGCAACTAGAAACAAGTTGCGAGGGTTTTTTATTAGTTGCTCGTTTCTTTTTTCTAGGATCTTGTCACTTGATAGAGGTACCAACATACTTCCAAAATACTAAAAATTATTATTTCTTAATTCTTTTTTTCTAGAAACATGTAACTAATACTAGTCATTATTGCGAGATTTGTACGGTTTATGACCTCAAATTCGTTATTGCTTTCTAGGAGAATACCGAATAAATTAACAATCGTTGGAAACATTAACCAAAAAATTTTACAAAAAATTTTTTTCAAAATGCATATTGATTTAGACAAAATAAAAAAACTTCCCCCTGATATCAGAAAAGACTTCATGAAGATGGCTGTAAAGCTTGATGAAAAGAAAAAAATATCCAAAGTAAAGGAGGATTTTCTGTCATTTGCCAAACATATGTGGCCAGAGTTTATAGAGGGAAGACACCATAAAATTATTGGGGATAAGTTTAATCAAATGGCACAAGGCAAGATCAAGCGATTGATTGTCAATATGCCGCCAAGACATACTAAGTCAGAGTTCGCCAGCTCCCTGCTACCCGCTTGGATGATCGGTAGAAACCCGAAGCTAAAAATTATTCAAACAACCCACACCGGAGAACTAGCAATTAGATTCGGGCGTAAAGCTAAAACATTAATGGACACGGAAGACTATAAAAAAGTATTTGAAACAAGGCTTAGAGAAGATAGTCAAGCAGCGGGTAGATGGGAAACAGAACAAGGCGGTGAATATTTTGCATCTGGTGTTGGTGGAGCGATTACAGGAAGAGGTGCAGACTTATTAATAATTGACGATCCACACTCGGAACAAGATGCCATGAACATGCCGGCACTTGAGAGAGCTTACGAATGGTATACGTCAGGTCCTCGTCAAAGGTTGCAGCCAGGTGGTGCAATCGTTTGTGTTATGACGCGTTGGAATGTTAAAGATTTAACAGGTCAGTTATTAAAACATCAAAAGGAGGCTAAGTCAGATCAATGGGAACTAATAGAGTTTCCTGCAATCATGCCATCTAATAAACCTGTATGGCCTGAATATTGGAAGATAGAAGAATTAGAAAACGTTAAAGCATCTTTGTCAGTTGGTAAATGGAACGCACAGTGGATGCAAAACCCTACGTCAGAGGAAGGTGCAATCATTAAACGTGAGTGGTGGAATGTTTGGGAAAAAGAAACGATGCCACAATTAGAACACGTCATACAATCTTATGACACGGCTTTTATGAAAAAAGAAACTGCAGATTATAGTGCGATAACAACATGGGGCATTTTTAGAGATTCTGAGGACAGTCCACAGCAGTTGATATTAGTGGATGCAATGAAAGGTAGATACGAGTTTCCCGAACTTCGTCGTATAGCCAAAGAACAATATGATTATTGGCAGCCAGAAACTGTATTGATTGAAGCTAAAGCATCAGGTTTACCTTTAACCTATGAGCTTAGAAATATGGGTATACCGGTAGTTAATTTCACACCATCAAAAGGAAACGACAAGCATGCAAGAGTAAATGCAGTTGCACCTTTGTTTGAAAGTGGTATGATATGGGCTCCTGATGAAAAGTTTGCAGAAGAGGTAATCGAGGAGTGTGCAGCTTTTCCATACGGTGATCATGATGACTTGGTCGATAGTATGACACAAGCTGTGATGCGATTTAGACAGGGAGGGTTGGTACAGCATCCTGAAGATTATGTTGAAGATAAAATTATAAAAACAAAAAGAACTTATTACTAATGTCAGAACTAACAGATAAATATTCAAAAAATTTTAGTCCCGCACGAAAAAAAGAATTTGAACGACGTGTGCGTGAAATAGGTCCTGATATGACAGAACTATCAGCTATACTATATGTTTTAGCAGAAATGAGAAGTGAAATGAAATTGGGTGGTAGAGTAGACAAGCCACTAGGAGCAGGAGGCAAGAAATCAGGACCACCACCTAAAAAAGGTCCAAACCCACAAGGCTTGAATATTAAGAATAATACTGTTAAGACAATAAAATTGGAGAAATAAATGGCAGAAATTGAAAAAGCCTTGCCTAACGAGGTAAGAAAAGAAATCAATATTCCTAATGTCGAAGACATACAAGTTGAACTAGAACAACCAGAACAAAAAGGTCCTGTTGAAGTTCAAGAAAACGAAGACGGTAGTGTTGATATAAACTTTGATCCAAAGCTTGGAAGCTTAGATCAAACCAATGAACATTTTGCAAACTTAGCTGAACTATTACCTGATGATGTATTAGATCCGTTAGGTAGTAAAATGTTTGAAAATTATACAGACTACAAATCTTCAAGAAAAGATTGGGAAAGAACTTACACACAAGGATTAGAACTGTTAGGTTTTAATTATGATGATCGAACAGAGCCATTTAAAGGAGCAAGTGGTGCAACGCACCCAGTTCTTGCTGAAGCAGTCACTCAGTTTCAAGCTTTAGCTTATAAAGAATTATTACCAGCAGAAGGACCTGTTAGAACTCAAATCATAGGTATGCCAACACCTGACAAAGAAGCGCAATCACAAAGAGTAAAACAATTTATGAATTATCAAATCATGTCAGAGATGCCTGAGTATGAAGCAGAATTTGATCAAATGTTATTTTATTTACCACTTGCAGGTTCGTCATTTAAAAAAGTTTACTACGATGAAATTATGCAAAGAGCAGTTTCAAAGTTTGTACCAGCAGATGATATTGTTGTGCCTTATACTGCAACATCATTAGATGATTGTGAATCAATTATACATAGAGTTCGTATGTCAGAAAACGAATTACGAAAACAACAAGTAGCTGGATTTTATAGAGATATAGAAATTAATCCATCATACATGGACGAAACATCTTCTGAAAAAGCAGAAAGAGAATTAGATGGAACATCAAAAGGCAGGGATCAAAGAATGTATACACTTCTTGAGTGTCATGTTGATTTAGATCTTGAAGGTTTTGAAGATGTTGGAGTAAACGGAGAGCCAACAGGAATTAAAATTCCATACATTGTAACTGTTGAAGAAGGTACGAGAAAAGTTTTATCTATAAGAAGAAATTATGAAATTGGAGATGCAATGAAAAACAAAATTAATTATTTTGTGCATTTTAAATTTTTACCAGGTTTAGGCTTTTATGGTTTTGGCTTAACTCATATGATTGGAGGATTATCAAGAACAGCAACTGCTGCATTAAGACAATTATTAGATGCAGGAACTTTATCAAACTTACCGGCAGGATTTAAAATGCGTGGCATCAAAATGAGAGATGAAGCGCAATCGATACAACCAGGAGAATTTAGAGATGTGGATGCACCGGGTGGAAACTTAAAAGATGCATTTATGACTTTGCCGTTTAAAGAGCCATCTCAAACTTTATTAGCACTTATGGGTGTCGTGGTACAAGCAGGACAAAGATTCGCTTCCATAGCGGACCTGCAAGTAGGAGATGGGAACCAACAAGCAGCAGTGGGCACGACAGTGGCTATGTTGGAAAGAGGATCGAGAGTAATGTCTGCGATTCATAAGAGATTATATGCTGCAATGAAAAAAGAATTTACAATTTTAGCTAGAGTATTTAAATTATATCTACCTCCAGTTTACCCCTATGATGTTATTGGTGGACAAAATCAAATTAAACAAACAGATTTTGATGACCGTGTTGACATCTTACCAGTTGCAGATCCAAATATCTTTAGTCAGACTCAGAGAATATCTTTAGCTCAAACGGAAATGCAACTGGCTGCCTCAAACCCTCAAATACATAATCAATACGAAGTTTATCGTAATATGTATGAGGCATTGGGGGTAAAAGATATTGATTTAATATTAAAAAAACCAGAAAGACCAATGCCAAAAGACCCAGCGTTAGAACATATTGATGCTTTAGCTGGAAAACCTTTCCAAGCATTTCCTGGTCAAGATCATCAAGCACATATTACAGCGCATTTAAACTTTATGGAAACAAATATGGTAAAAAATGCACCTATGGTAGGCGCTGCAATACAAAAAAACATACTTGAACACATAAGTTTGATGGCACAAGAGCAAATTGAAGTAGAATTTAGACAAGAATTACCTAGATTAGTACAAATGCAACAAATAGCAATGCAAAATCCTCAAATGCAACAACAAGTTAGAATGCTACAAGAAAAAATTGATGGTAGAAAAGCAGTTTTAATATCAGAAATGATGGATGACTATGCAAAAGAAGAGAAAAAGATTACTTCACAGTTTGATAATGACCCAATTGCTAAATTAAGAGCAAGAGAGTTAGATTTACAAGCTCAAGAAAATGCTAGAAAACAAAAAGAAGGTGAAGAAAGATTAAATTTAGATAAAATGCGAGCTATGATGAACGATCAAAACCAAGATGAGAAATTACAACAGAATGAAGAGCTTGCAAACCTTCGTGCAGACACTTCTATTCAAAAAACTATCTTAAGTAAAACAATACCACCTGCTGATAAAACACCAGATGCTATTTCAATAATTAGAGGAGAAGAATAATGTGGTTAAGTGCAATTAAATTAGCTGTTTCTGCTGGAAGTAAAATTTACGCTAACAAACAAAGAACTAAAATGGCAATGTCTGATGCACAATTAATGCATGCAGAAAAAATGGCTCGAGGTGAGGAATCTTACCAAGGTAAACTTTTAGAAGCTCGTCAATCGGACTGGAAAGACGAGGCAGTCCTTATAATTTTAAGCATGCCGATCGTAGTGCTGGCTTGGGCGGTTATATCGGAAGATCCGAGTGCTATGGACAAAGTAAAATTGTTTTTTGAGATGTTCTCGCAGCTCCCGTCATGGTTTACAAATTTATGGATACTTGTGGTTGCGTCGATTTATGGTATAAAAGGAACACAAATATTCCGTGGAGGAATGAACAAGGAGAAAAACAATGGCAAATAGACTATACAACAAACAAGTATCACCTAAAGGTTATAAAATGGGTGGAAGAGTAAAAAAAATGGGTGGAGGTAGCCTTAAAGCTGTTAAACCAAATCAAAAAGGTTTAGCAAAGCTTCCTAAAAATGTTAGAAACAAAATGGGCTACATGAAAAAAGGTGGAAAAGTTTAATGGCTAAACTTTGTCCAAAAGGAAAAGCAGCAGCAAAAAGAAAATTTAAAGTTTATCCTTCTGCGTATGCAAATATGTATGCATCAGGAGTTTGCTCTGGAAAAATTACACCTGGTGGTAAAAAAGGTAGTCGTAAAAAAGCTGCCGGTGGTGGAATAATTAACCGTATCCAAATTAAAGGATTTGGTGCAGCAAGAAGATAATGGCTAAAAAAGGCTTACGTGCATGGGTAAAGGAAAATTGGGTCGATATTGCGAACAAACGATCCGATGGCTCATACCCAAAATGTGGTCGAAGTGGTGGAGAAAAAAGAAAAAATTATCCAAAATGCGTGCCTATTGCAAAAGCAAGAGCGATGAGCAAAGGGCAACGTGCGGGTGCCGTAAGAAGAAAACAAGCTAAGGCAAACGTTGGACCAACACCAGATAGGGCTGCAACATTTGCAAAAAGAAAAACAGCAGCAAATGGTGGCTACATGGGAAGTTTTATAAAATTAAATGTAGATGGAAAAACAATTGGAAATCCAAGTTTAAAAAAATACTACAAAGGAATGGTGTAGTGAGAAATTATTATTCAAAAGGAACTAATCCTCCAAGAACTAAAAAATATTTCAGACCTACAAAGGCTGGGGCAGGGATGACTAGAGCTGGGGTCGCCCGATACAGAAGAGATAATCCTGGTTCAAAACTAAAAACAGCCGTGACTGGAAAAGTGAAACCAGGATCAAAAGCTGCTAAACGTAGAAAATCATACTGCGCTAGATCACTAGGACAATTAAAAAGATCATCAGCAAAAACTCGTAATGATCCTAACTCACGAATACGTCAGGCTAGAAGGAGATGGAAGTGTTAAATAACAAAAAGAAAAAAATAAAAAAAGTGGTTAAAGCATTAAAAAAAGCTTCTAAAGCACATGCAGGACAAGCGAAAGTATTGAAAGGAGTTATTAATGGCAGATCCAGTAAAAGGAACGGGTAAACATCCTGGTAAAAAATATGGTAGAAGACTTTATACTGATGAAAACCCACGTGACACTGTTAAAATTAAATTCGCAACGCCGACAGATGCAAAAGCGACGGTGGCGAAAGTTAAAAAAATTAATAAACCGTTTGCTAGAAAAATTCAAATCTTAACCGTTGGAGAACAGCGAGCCAAAGTTATGAAAAAAAATCAAGTCGCTGCTATATTTAAGAAAGGAAAGGAAGCAATTAGAAAAAATGAAAAGAGCATTATTAGAAGCACTTAGAGCTAGATACGAAGCTGAAATAGCAGAAGCAGACGCTACAATAAATATTTATTTAAATAATAGTGTTGGTATTGGAGAACATCCACAACACATTGATGAAGTAAATAAACAAATAGAAAAAATAGCTAATGCTAAAGAAAAGTTAGAAGTGTTAGATGAATTTGAACCAGAGAAAGGAACAACGTTATGATGGATCCGTTAGTGGTTGTAGCTAAAATACAAAAAATGATGAGGGAAAACTTACAGAGAGTTGGTGATGCCATGATTAGTGGTGGTGTTGACAATATGGAAAAATATCAGTATATGTTAGGACAAGCAAGAACATATCAATATCTATTACAGGAAATCTCTAACCTGCTAGAAGAAAAGGAGCAAAAAGATGAGCAAGGAAACGTTATCGACATCGGAAAAAACAGTTCCAAAACATAGGAACGCGCTTTCTGAAAAATACAAAGAAGAAGCTAAAGGTGAACCAGAACCTTTAAATCCAGAAAATATTAAAAAACAAAAAGAACAGCTACCCGAACCTAGTGGCTGGCGACTTTTAGTTTTACCTTTTACACCAAAAGAAAAAACTAAAGGTGGAATAATTATTGCACAAGAATCATTAGAAAAATTACGTATTGCTACAAACTGTGGTTACGTTTTAAAAGTTGGACCATTAGCATATTATGATAAGGAAAAATTTCCTACTGGTGCTTGGTGCAAAAAAGGTGATTGGGTAATCTTTGCTCGTTATGCAGGATCAAGATTACCAATAGAGGGCGGAGAAGTCCGTTTATTAAATGACGACGAGGTTTTGGGTACAATAGGGAATCCAGAATCTGTGCTGCATAATATATAACATAGAAGGAGATAACTATGCCAGACGTAGAAGATAACAAACAAGATCTAGTTGATATAGATACATCAGGACCCGGTGCTGAAATACAATTAGAAGAAGAAAAAATAAAAGAAGTAGAAGTTGAAGAAACAAAAGTAGAAGAAGTAAAAAAAGAAGAGGTAAAAGTAGAAGAACCTGAAGTAAAGGAGAAACAAGAAGTTAGTGAAGAGAAACAAGAAACTAAAAAAGAAGAACCAAAAGAAGAGTTAGAACAATATAGCGAAGGTGTTAAAAAAAGAATTGCTAAACTAACTAAAAAATGGCGTGAAGCAGAAAGACAAAGAGAAGCTGCGTTAGAATTTGCTAAAGGTGGTCAGACTGAGTTAGATAAACTAAAAGAAAAATTAGCTAAGTTAGAGCCAGGTTATGTAAATGCTATGGAAGGTAAATTAAAAACTGGACTTGAAGCAGCTAAAGCAAAACTTTTAGCAGCAAGAGAAGCTGGAGATATTAATGCAGAAGTTGAAGCACAAAAAGAAATAGCAAGAATTGGTGTTGAAGAGTCTAAAGTTAATACTTTAAAAACTAGATACCAACAACAAGCTAAAGAAACTGTTGCGTCAAAAACATTAGATGAGGCAATTAAAAACCCTGCTACTGACCCAAAAGCAGAAGAATGGGCAGAAAAAAATCCTTGGTTTGGACAAGATAGTGCAATGACTTATACTGCATTTGATTTACATAAAAAACTTACTGAACAAGAAGGTTTTGATCCTAATACAGATGAATATTATGCTGAAGTAGATCGTAGAATGAGACTTGACTTTCCACACAAGTTTGGTAAGACTGAAACAAAGGAAACGACTAAACCTACTCAAACTGTAGCGTCAGCTACGCGGAGTGTAAAACCAAGTCGCAACACAGTGAGACTCACTTCATCTCAAGTAGCAATTGCTAAAAAATTAGGAGTGCC